ACATGGTCGTGCTCGCAGACGGTGCGTCGTATACTCAGCAGGATGCGAACGCAGGGATCACGGCACACTCAGTTGGTGGTACACCCACGGTAGCAACGGCCGTCGATATGTTCGTTGAGTACGTGGCCGATCCACTGTAAACGACCATGCCGGTATCTGTGCTCGATACCACGGCTGGATCCGCTACCGCCAACGCCTACGTGTCGTTGGCGGTAGCCGAACAGTATCATCTGGACCGTCCGGCGGTCGGCACCACGTGGTCGGCCGCCACCACTGATCAGAAAAATGCCGCGATCCTATGGGCAACGAAACTCATGGACAACGCATGGTTCTGGCATGGCAACCCCACAGATGCGGTTCAATCACTTCTCTGGCCTCGAAGTGGAATGCTGAAACGCAACAAATGGGAGTACGTTGACATCCACGCAATACCGATTGAACTTCAACAGGCCACTGCGGAGTTCGCTCGGCAACTATTGGTGAGTGATCTTGCCGGGAACTCCGATCTCGAGACGTTCGGCGTCACATCGTTTCGAGCTGGTCCGGTGGCGTTTACTTTCAAGGATTCCGTATTCGCGAAACCTGTTCCAGATACGGTGTTCTTGCTCATTCCCGACGACTGGGGTTATCCGAAAGGTCGGGCCACTGGCGTTCGGGATCTGATGAGGGCATGACATGGTAAGGTATGGATTGGGCGTGCGCACATCGAATGTGACCAGCGCCAATGCGATGGTCGAGATCATCGCCGGCATCAAAGGATGCCGTGTGTGGCCGATGGCACTTACATTGGCGACTGCGGTGGTCGGTGTCTTTGGACTCGGGCGACCTGCCGCTGCGGGAGTTACGCCAACGACACCGATTCCGTTTCTCTCGGATGGGTTGGGTGACCCATCCTTGACGCGACTCGCGTTGGCGTGGGGCACGAGCCCAACGGCACCGAGTTCGTTCTTCATGCGTATCTCAGCACCGGCCACGGTTGGTTCGTATTGGACCGTGGGATTTCAGCAGGGTATTTGGGTACCGGCAGGTTCGACATTGACACTTCACAACGTCACAGGAGGACCGACACTCGATCTGAACATCGAGATCTCGGAGTAACCTATGGGGTTGATGGATCTGGCGCATTCAATGATTTCGTTTGCGGACAAGTTTACGCAGGCGCAGGGAGTGCAAGCCACGGTACAACACGAATCGTTCATCTCCGGAGGTGGTGCGGGGAGTTCGACGCATATGCCACCGGTAGCGCGACCCGCAATTGTGGAGTACAAACAGCGGGAGGTACGCACATCGTCTGGCGAGGTGGCGATGAGTGCATCGACCGTAACGTTCTTGGACGCCACAGTGGTCGTAAATATCAACGACAAGATCACGCTGCCTAACGGCGAGTCGGGTCCGATCTTGGCACTCGGTGCGTTTGTCGATTCAACGCAACGACCAATCCTGACGGAGATCTATCTTGGCTAGAAAATTCATCGGGGCGGACAAGATGATCCAGAACCTGGAGAAACTTATCAAGTTCTCCCCAGATGAGTTCGCTCGCGCGCTCGCGCAAGAAGTTGAGGAGGTTGAAGTCAAAGAATGTCAACGTGTGTGTCCGAAACTCAGCGGGGACTTGGCCGACGGGATTCATATGGAAGGTCCGCAACGTAACGGTAAGCATATCGTATGCCAGATCGTTACCAGTCAGGCGCAGGACGAGTATGCGTTGATCATCCACGAGGATCCGGACTTACTGCATACAAACGGAGAATGGAAGTACATCGAGAACCCACTGAAAGAAGCTGCACCGCATATGCGAGAACGGATCGGGAAACGGATCGACCTTAACAAGGCGTTGTAACATGGCAGCATCGACATTCACAGCCGATCTCGTGCTCCTACTTCAAAATGCGGGATTGGGTACGTACGGAACGAATATCTTCAAAGGACAGAAGGCGATCATCCCGGCGGGAGCGGGTCCATACTTTACGATTATCGTGACTGGAGGGGAGGGCGCATCAGGAACGCATAACCTATCTCGAACTGAAGTTGCGTACGAACGTCCGTCGGCCCAGATCGTGTGTCGAGCAGCACGGTTTGAAGATGCAGAAACTGCAATACAAACGGCATATGCGTCGTTGTCGTTTGTGGATCGGTTTGTAAACGGCACATGGTGGCGGAAGTGTCGTCCGACACAGGAACCAATGGAATTGCCGTTGGATGACAAAGCCCGAGTTCGACTCGTGTTCAATATCGAAACCGAAAAACGTGTGTCACCAGCAACTAGCTAAAGGAGTTTGAACCATGCCCGCGACAGTCAACTCGAATCTTCAATTCGTGTTCCGATCGATCCTTGCCAATACGGTAGGATTGCAGTCGGCACAGGCGTCCCTTGAGACGGGTCTCACTGCAACGATCGCCACCGGTACGGGTCTCGGTCAGGCGGACCGTATCTACACCGACGCAGCCAAGTCAATCTCTGGTGCGTTTGACTACGATCTGTCTGGTGCGTTGTTGGACGCACTCGGTGGCACGTTCATTCTCGCACGAGTCAAAGCGATCTTGCTGATCGCGGCAGCGGCCAATCCGGGTAACGTCATCATCGGAAACGATGCGGCGTCACCGATCCTTGGATTCGGTGCCATCACGCATACCTGGGCAGTGAAGCCTGGTGGTATCTTCTTCGTGTATGCGCCGGACGCTACTGGCTGGCCAATCACTGCGGTCACTGGGGATATCCTCCAGGTGACTCCGTCGGCGGGTACGTGCATCTTCGATCTTGCGATTCTCGGCTCCAGCGTCTAGTTTCGATTCACTGTCCAAGGAGAAACGTTCATGTCAAACGCTGTAACAACTACGGGGATCCTTATCAAGCGGGCACCGTTTGCGACGCCGACCGCATTCGTGACCGTTGGTGAGCTCACTGAACTCGATCCGGGAGGGATGAGCCGAAACAAGATCGAGACATCGACGCACAACGATGGTTCTGAAAGTCATGTGCTCGGTATTCTACGACAAGCGGACCCGACATTGAAGATCAACTACGTGGCAGCCGACGCCACGCATATCCTCATTTTGTCGGATATCGCGAACAACGTGAAAAACGCATGGCAGATCCTGTTCCCATCCGGCAAAACAAGAACTGGATTCGCGTACGTTCAGCAATTCAAATTCGATCCGGCCCCGGTCGACGCCAAACAGGGGGCCACACTGGCGATCACATGGGCAGGCGCAGTCGTAGAAGCGTAAACTTTAAAGGAGTCACCACCATGACACTTCTCAACGCAGCGCAGGTATTCGATGCACCGGATCTCAAAGAGGAAACCGTGGAAATCCCGGAGTGGCCAAATCCGGATGGCACTCCGGGGCAACTTCGACTGCGTGAGATGGACGCAGCGACAACGGCGTTGATGACCGCGGCGATGAGTGGTCGTGCGGACGACGGTGTGTCGATCATCCTCATCTTCACCGCAGTCGATACGGAGAATAACCTGATCTTCACCATGGAGGATCTGGTGCGACTTCGGAAAAAGAACTTCCGGGTGTTGGATCGTTTGCAACGGATCTGTCTCCGATTGAATGGAATGGGACCGGAAGCGAAGGTGACCTTAAAAAAGGACTAGTGCGGGGCGGTCATCGCCGCTTCGCCTATCGACTTGCTCGGGAGTTGAAAATCGTGGACGTGGATCGCATGCTTCGAAGTATGTCATCCACCAGATTTGAGGAGTGGCGTGTGTACGAAGAGTTGGAGCCATTCCCAAACGAACGTGCCGACTGGGGTATGGCGCATATCGTACAGGCGATAATGAGAACTGGAAAGAAATTGAGCGAGTTCATGTTACCGTTTGGCGATTACGTTGTCTCGGATGCACCGGTAGTCCAGACCGTCGAGTTTCAAGAACGGATACTCGATGATTGGATCTTCATACACAACGCTATGTACGCGGCAAAGGCAGGTCGAAATTGACAGACATCGGCGTTGTCAAAGGTTTAATCGATCTCGAAGATGACTTCACCAGTAAGCTCGGACTTGCCAAAGCTGCGCTCAGTAATTTCTCAGAAGAGAACCAAGCGAGTCTAACTGCGGTCGCCGGTGCCGCTGGGTTGGTTGCTGCGGCGATCGGTGCGGTTACTGTAGCAGTAATTGCGCTTGGCGATCGTGGGTCGGATATCGCTGATGTCGATGCGACGTTGGATCATTTCGCAGGCAGTGCCGAAAAAGCTACTGCGATCATGGATCAACTTCGTGCCGGTACCAAAGGCACAGTCGATAACTTTATACTGGCGAAGGATGCCGCACGACTGTTGTCGGCGGGAGTGAAACTTACCGCAGACGACTTCGGCACATTGGGCCAAGCTGCGTTCGTACTCCAGAATAGGGGACTCGGTACAACCAAAGAGATGTTGGAGCTCGTGTCCAATGCCATGGTCACGGGTCGTACTCGTGCATTGGCGATGGCCACTGGCGTGGTTGACGTTGGTGACGCAGAAGACAACTTCGCGAAATCGTTGGGCGTCACTGCAAGTCAACTTTCGTTGTCAGGAAAGGCGGAGGCTCATCGTATTGCCGTACTCGATATTTTGAATCGTGCCGTCAAGGATGCCGGGCAGCAAGAGCGGGACTTCGGTGAGCAACTTGAAGCTGGTCGTGTCGTCGTTGAAAACTGGATTGACGATCTTGCAAAAGCCGTAGCGCAGTCGCCTGTGTTCGCTGCTGGTATGCGAGAAGCCGGTGCGGCGATTTCAGAAGCGTTCGGTGGCGACAGTACGCAAACGATTAACAGTATTGTCCACGGCATTGAAAAGGCCGCGATCGTTGCGGTAGACTTTGGTCTCGGTGCGGTCGAAACTGCTCGAGTTGTCCACACCGCATGGGCGGTCATCGAGACTGCGGTACTCGCAGTTGAGACGGCTATCTCAAACGTCATTGGTCTGCTCGGCTCCGCTGGCTTGAAAGCTGCCGAAGCCGCAGAGATGATGGGTGTCGGATCCAAAGAGACCACCGCGATGTGGCGGGGCTTTCGTGATGCGATCGAAGAAACTACGGCAGGTCTCGTAGCCGAAACACAAGAAGCAGCGAAGGGAGTCACTGGGCATTCCGAATTCGACAAGACGCTTGACAAACTCGGTGGCACGCTGTTCCGTGTAAAGGACGCGATGGACGCAGCGTCGAAGAGCACACATGAACAGGGTGAAGCAGAAAAGATTCTGGAAGGTAACACCGCGAAACTGAATGCCGTCAGCAAGGATCTCGCCAAGAGTTACTTGGACCGCGGCAAGATCGCGGAGGAAGTCGCAAAGACCGAGAAGAAGAGTTTGACCGAGACTGCCAAGCTGTGGGCGGACTATACTGCAATCGTAATCAAGAATACCGGTACGGCGCGTGATGCGCTGATGGCGGAGGCGAAAGCGCGATTCGACGCCGGAGTGGCGGCGATCACGGTTCTCGACAAACTTAGTCCTAAGTACGTAGAGCATTACAATGCACTACGCGCCGTCTACACCGCGACATTGGACGGTCTCAAATCAAATTGGCAGAGCGTGGCGGGTACGTCGATCGAAGCGATGAAGCAAGAAGCCGAAGCCGCACGAGAGACGTACAACCAAATGCTTACCGGTGCGTTGCACTTCACCAGAGACGCATTAGATGCGCAGTTAAAGAAGACCCAAGATCTGGAAGATGCCGCACGCGGAATGGGTGAGTCGTACAAGACTGCATTCGAGAAAGCTGCATTGGCTGCGAGAGAACTGGCTGCCGAACAGAAAGCTGCAGCGGAGGCCGAGAAGAAACGCAAGCAAGAGAATCAAGCGATGGGTGGGTCGTTCGAAGTCACTCGCGCTAACTTCGCTGCGTCTGCTGCGGGAATGGGTGCGGATCCGGGGTTGGTCGAAAACTTCTTAAAGAAAGGTTACTCCTTCCAGCAAGCGATGCTCTGGTCAAAACATCCGGAGTGGCCACCACCGCCATCGCCCGGTCCTCGGGTACCTGGGTTCGCCGAGGGCGGCACGATCATGGTGGGTGAGAATGGACCGGAGATCATACGTGCGCCATTAGGAAGTCAGGTATTTCCAACCGGAACCGGGCCGAGTCGTGGTGACACGTACAATGTCGAGATCAACGTG